GCGGATCAGCCTACCACCAATCCCCATCTTCGATGGGAGATTGGGTAGCAGGTTCTTTCCATCGCTTGTGTATTTGTACAATCATATGATCTTTTGTTTTCATAAGTGCGTCTCTTTGGGATCTCTCCCAAACAGACAGCGGCTTATTTTCAACTAGGATCATATGGAGCAATCGTATATCTGTTAACAAGTTAACAGCATCTACCGGATGCTCTCCGTTGGCAATGCATCGGGCAACCGACAGGACGGCATCAGTTAAATCTTCTAGACAATCCTTTATAGGATGTTCTAGGAGACGTAAAGATGAATCCTGTAGTTTCTCAAAGTCTACACCCTGTAGGCCAGTCTTTAGATCGTTTAACGAGCTAAAGAGCTGACTAAGCTTTTCATTGACTAATTCACCTTTAAGGTAAAGTAGTTGAAGGGCATCTCCATCGGTCCCTTTCCAAGGATCGAGTAAAGATTGACCCTTCCCATCATCGCTTACTGGATTTAGAGGTTTTAACTCCTCTAACATTTCAGGTGATGTAATAATGAGCGTTAATTTCTCACGTTCAGACTGATTTAACAGATCTAAAAGAGATACTAAAACTTTGGGAATGTAGATCATGTCATCTTCCAACTTGGTTGGACTAAGACCGTAGATATTACGTAACCATTTGAATACGTCAATCATCTTGAACCATTGATGGTCCACTATGATCTCTCGCAATAAAATGGGGGAGATTGGAGAAAGCTCTTTTCCGTTAAAGAAAATTGCTTTTCCAAACTCTGCTGAAGAACCTGAAATTTGATTGTCATAGGCAAATGATTTTGCCAGTGAAATATCAACTCCTAACACTTCAGTAACGTAACGTCGATAAGCCTTAGCCAATCCTTCATCGGCAATGACTACGTCGTCACCTAAAACAACATATGGTGCATTACTAATTAAATTAGTAGTACCCATACGTTGCCATAAGTAACGAATGGTCATGTGATGAGTCATGGCCAACGCCGCCCAGGAAGCGTACGCTCCCATGGGTTGACCAATTGCGTACTTGGTCTCTCGTTCTAGTTCAGGAACGTATGGATTTAACTCCATACATTCCAACCAGACTTGAGACCACTCAGACCCAAAAAGGGACTCAATC